TGCGTGATGTTGCCCTTACGTACGCGTTTCTTACCGCGCGCAGAACGTGCATCAGCGCCTTCTTGCCCTTCGTTGAACTGTACTTCGACTTTAGCGCCATCAGCGATAGCCGCCGCAGTCGTACCAGCGTAACCGCGTGATACTGTCAATGCTTTTGATACAGCGTTGACCGCTGATACGAGCAATAACTCTTCACCGATCTTGATGACTTGTCCAGCCGCGAAAGGTTCTGCGTCAGCAACGACGATTTCCGTGTCGCCTACGAGTTTAGCGCCAGCTACCGTTGATTCGTCAGCGTACATTTCATCTTCGAACCATGAGTGCTCGACGTTCGCGATTGCTTCCGAGAATCCAAGTAATGAAAGGAGTGGCGTTTGGTGTGGGTTGAGTAAAAGGATTTCGTCAGTTACCGATTCGCGGGCACCGACAATAAGTTTAGTGTTAAATTGTGACATTCGGTTCTACCTCCGTGTAGTTGAGTTTTAGTTGCCTAGTTCGCGCTTGGCTTTCGCATAAGCGACTTTATCTTCTGTACGACCTGACAAGCGCGCCTTCTCCGCCAACTTTTCGAGTAGTGAGCGTTTGTCTGCCACCACCTCTTGTGTCTGCGCCAAAGGTTTGCCAATCGGTTGTGCAGCGGCTTGCGCCGTTAAAAACGGATATTTGTCAACAAGCGCCTTCATTACGTCATTTGCGTCATATCCTGCATCGGTTTTTTGTAGTTGCGACATATCCGCAAGTTTGATGGCTGCTTCGATGCGGTCTGCGCTCAATCCGTATTCCGCGCTTGATGCCAATGATCTAAATGCCGCCAGTTTACGTTCTTCCTCACGCTCACCTTCGATGGCTGCGAGGCGTTGGCGTAACTCTTCGGCTTCTTGCGCTTTCTTGGCGATTTCTTCTTGGGCACGTTCGACTTCGCCTAATGACGCGAGTCGTCGTTCCTCTTCCGCCTTCTCCAACTCCGCTAACTTGGCCGCTTTGTCGTCGTAGTCCGCATACTTCTTACGTTCACGATCTAGTCGGTCCTTTAGAATCGAATCCAACTCTTCTTGTGTGAACGTCTTTGGCGGTGCAGGTGTTTCCGCCGGTTCCCCTGCTTGCGGGACTTGTGTTGACTCTACCGGGGCCTGTGTATCGGGTGTTTCAAGTGATTGCGCTTGTGGTTGTTGTTCCATGTCGTTACCTCCGCTTAGAGTCCGTCGACTATTGTTTGCCAGCGCAGTTTAACGTCATGTGCCGTAGCGGACCAGTGTTTATAGCGTAGGGTTACGTTTACCTGTTGCGAGCGCTTGGCGTCCCGCTTTTTCTTGCGCTTCTGCCGTCTGTTTACGGGTTGGCGAGAGTTGCGACGGGTCAGCATATGGGACGACACTATGACGGCATTTCGGATGGAAGATTTGACCGCTCCCGCGTAGTTCATCCAGCGTCATGTATTGTGTGTCGCCTGCCTCCGTCATTCTAACGACCCTGCCGATGTGGTACCGGCAAGCGTCTTTAGCGGGTGGTCCGACAATCACGCCATACTCCACACCTCGCTCGACCGCCTCGACACGTGACGCCTCCATATGCGCGTCCTTCTGTTTGGTAAAGACGAGCATGTCGATATACCGGTCGACGTCCCAACGCCGTCCTTTGCTATCGGTGAGTGCGGTGTTTGCCGCATCCCCCAGCTTCTTGCGCAGTCGGCGCAACACGTCAGCCTTGATTTGCTTGGCGTTGTTGTCGCCGCTACCGAGTGTGGCGCGGATGCCTTCAGACATCGCCTCACGCACCGCCCGTTTGACCTGTTTGTCGATATAGGCGTTGGTGGCGAGGATGTCGTTTTGTGTGTCAGCGACCAGTGCCGCGACCATGCGTTTGTGTGGCGTGGTCAAAACGGCGTTGATCGTGACGCCGATTGCGTGTTGAGCGGATTCAATGCCGGACAGATACGAAGAGGTTACGGCTTGGGTCGCCCTTTCCGAAGCGACACGGCCAAGTTCCGACAATATCCGCTCGACCGCTTGGAGTCGTGTCTGCGCCACCGCCGCCGAAGTGAAATCCTCGCTCAACAGAAAGTCGTCGAGTTGGCGTTGGATTTCCTTGCGGGCGTTGCGGTAAATTTCGACCAGTTGCTTGGCGTTATAGTCGTAATCCGGTTGAGGATACGGTTTTAACGTCGCCATCAGCCGTCACCTGCCGTAACCTCATCGTCAATTGCGTCAAATGCGTTATTGTCAACCAAGTCAGGCGTATTGAAGATACTTGCGTCAACAGTACCGTTGATACGCTCGTCATCACCGCCGATAGCGTCAATGATTTTCTGTGCCTGTTCGTCGTTCACACCGTCCAAATACTTGATTGCGCCGAGTTGGTCGAGCGTCGGCTTACCGCCAGTACGTAAACCAGCGACCTCTGCGTCATACTTCTCGTCGCGCGGCAATCCGTCACGCCACAAAATCGTAGGGTACGGCACATCATACTGGTCGACGCCTAAAGCGCGAGCTTGCTGTTGTTCGAGCAGTTGGGCGTTGTACAGCGTGTCCCGTAACGCCTTGTCGACGTTGTTGCGGATGCGGTTGACCTTCGACAACAACGGGAAGAATCGCGCCTTGATAGCGCTAGAGTCCGTGTGTGACGTACCGGTGCCTCCGCCGTCCTGCGTGATCGTCGTACCGAACACCCATTGCGGGATTTCCGCCATTTGGAACACCATCGCCAACAACTTGTCAATCAGCTTGAAGTTGAGGTCGAGGTGCGCGTTCCACGTCATGTAGTTCGGCGCCACATCGTCCTTGCCAACCTCGATATATTTACCACCTAGCGCCACACGGTCGCCGCCTAAGTCGGGTCCGTACATGTTCGGGTCGGCGTGTTTGGCGAGTACATAACTGATCTGCGAGATAGTGTCGTTGATTGTCGCCAGCAGTGGATTGATTTGAGAAATCAGCGAACTGCCCTGCCAATTATCGTCACGCGCCACATAAGGTACGTGCTTGATTAAGAAGTCGCTCACGCCCGTCGAGATGACGTTGTTGGCGAGCGGGATTTCATTGCCGATGTAGTACGTGTTGATGATGACGCCGTTGTCCGCTGTCACCGTTGCAGGCGACACCAATTCGAAGTCGCGATAGACGATGTACCCCGGTAAGTGGCGCTCGACATGCAACACATAGCGTTCCTGCGTTTTAATGATTTTGTTGCCGGGAATCACTTCGACCCAGCAGACGTTGATTGCTTTGAACTGCTTCTTGCCGCCGGTCTCCGTCACTTCCGGGAACACGTTGGCGGGGTTGATTGATTCAATCAGCGGTTCAAGCGTCTGCGGTGGTGGCGTAAGCCCCAACTCTGCGATACCTGACGTGTCGTGGCGCTGGTCCAAACGGACGCGCAACCAACCGTCACCGCGATAACCGAGCGCAGTCACGAATGAATGGCCGGCCGTCGTCAAATCGTTTTCCAATACCACGCGCTGTAAGCCCTTCTGAGCGGGGTCGGCGTCAGGCTTGTCTGTCGAATAAATCGGTGGCTCGCCAAACATGAGGTCGGCGGGTTTCAAGCACAGGATTTGCGACAAGTTGATTGCGATGTATAGCTTCTCCAACTGCGACTGTTGCGGGTTTCCGGTCTCACGTAATAGACTGGCAATCCGGTCATACGTCTCACCGTGTTTCCCGTCAAAGATTTGTTCGTTGTACGTATATTCAGCGATACGACCGATGTCGTTAGGGTGCGGGAATTGCGTCCCTTTCGCGAATCTGTCAATGATCACGCCACCACCTCCTTTACCGTTAGTTGTTATTTCAATTACTGTATTGGCATGTTAAAAAGCGCGCGGTTTGTCGAGGACTCGCGCACGGCGCTTCTTCGTCAAAGTCCGAGCGATATGTACCGCATCGGGCAAATCGTCGTGTGCGTTACTGCCGAATCGCTCCATTTGTTCGAGCAACAGCGAATGTCTGCGCGCCAAAATCAGCTTGCCGACCGCTAAGTCCGGTTCCATCGCCTCAATACGCAGCAACTTGTCACCGCGTGGCAAATATTTGTCGACGCGTGACGGCGGGTAGCCAATCTCACGGAACATGCGCTCTTTCAGCTGGTCGACGATGTAGTCTTGGCCCTGTACCGCCTCTGCTGCGATACCGTCCGGTTGCCATTCGTCAGCTACCGCGATGATTTTCGTCATGAACTGATCAATGCCGAGCCTTGCGCCCCACGATTCGACGACGTACTCTAGCGCTGTCTCCTTGTGTTTCGCAATGACGGCAATAGCGGAATAGTCGCCCTTCTTCTTACCGAACGCCATATCGACGCCCATAAAGACCTCATACTGGCGCGATTTGAAGTCGTCCAAGCGTTTCCCGTCGGTGTCCCAATATTGGTACGCGTCGAGGTCGAAGATTGCGCTTTCCGAATCAATTGGTTCATTCTGATACTCGGTACTGAACGCTTTGCTGCCGTTGTCCCACTTCCACGCCATCAGCTTGTAAAGCGGCTGAACGTCGGGCCATAAGACCTCGGCGCCTTCGTCCATTTCGGCTTTGTGAGCCACATAAAATAACTCGGCGTTACGGGCGCTGTCCTTGTCCTCGCGGTTTTGGTACAGCTTTCGGCACTCTTCCCACAGGTCCGCGCGTTTTGGCGGCGTGATGAGC